ATCTTGCTCATAATGCCAATCAAATCAAAAGATCAAATGGCTGCTATGTACGCTGCAGCCGAAGGCAAGTCTACTATTGGTATCCCCAAAAAAGTTGGTAAAGAGTTTGTCAAAGCTGGTAAAGCTAAACCCAACTTACCGCAAAAAGTAATGAAGCGGGCCGCTGGCAGGGGTCGTTAATGGCGTATTCAGATACGTACAACAAGACTAAGATCACTGTTGATCAGTTGATCTCGTACGCCTATCGTGATGCTGGTAAAACGGCAGAAGAAATGACGCCTGAGTATATCAACGCAGGCCGTCAAGCGCTATTCTACATCTTGCAAAATAGCGCCAACCGTGGTATTAATATTTGGTTGCAAAAGGTTGAAGTGTTGGGACCACAGACCAATCAGCAGATCCTTTACATGCCGCCAAATTGCGTGGATGTCTTGGAAGCAAACTGGGTATACATTGTTAACCCGACTATTTCTAGTGCGTTGCCAATAGACAATCCAGATTCTCCTGTGTTGTTTGATCAAAACTACAACAGTGATTTAAACCTCCATGCTACATCAACGCTATCTGAAAACTATTTTGGTGCAGCTTACAGCCCACAGACTCGTATATTCTATGTTGGCTTTAATGCCTATGCTCCTTCTGGTACTGCTACCTATAATCTGGACCTTGAAGTAAGTAACGATGGCATTAATTGGTCCTTATGGGAATCGTTGCCAGAGACCACGCTGTCTGATCGCAATTGGGCTTACTTTGGAATTAACGTAACCCAGCAGTTTTATTTCTATCGTCTTAAAAACCGCGATACCGCCAATACCTTTTCACTAAGATCCATTCAATTTGCTCAAAGCCAGCAAGTTATTCCCATGGCGCGTCTTAATCGTACTGATTATTTCTCGTTGCCCAACAAGCAATTCCCAAGTCAGCGCACATTACAATATTGGTTTGACCGCCAGATTGTGCCACAGATGTATTTGTGGCCTGTGCCTAACAACAACTTCCAAGTATTCTCGCTTATTTTGGAATTGCAACCCCAAGACGTTGGTTCATTGACAAATGAACTGTACATGCCTGATCGTGCTATTCCATACTTTCAAGCAGCACTATCACACAAGCTGGCAATGCAATTGCCAGAAATTGATTTACAACGAGTAACTTATTTGGAAAAGTTGGCGTTGGATGCTCGTACTCAATTTGAAGAAGAAGATCGTGACAAGTCACCAATCTACTTCCAACCTAATATAAGTTACTACACACGATGAGCGTAATAATGACCTATGATTCGCTGGTACTTAACGTCCAGCAATACATGGAACGTAACGATCCAGATTTTATTGCGCAGATTCCAAACTTAATTGCGTTAGCGGAATCATCTATTGCGGCTGAGCTTAAGACTTATTTGCAATTAATTGTGGTAGAAACCAACCTAGCGCAAAACCAAACTGTATTAAACAAACCAGCACGTTGGCGCAAAACGGTGTCCATGAAAGTAAACGGTGCTCCAGTGTTAATGCGTAGTCAAGATTATATAGCGCAATATCTTTCAGAATCTAATAACGGGCAACCTATTTATTACGCAGAGTACGACTACAACAATTGGAATTTTGCGCCAGCTCCAGACCAAAACTATCCGGTTGAAATTATTTACTACGCTGAGATTCAGCCTTTGGATCAACAAAACCAGCAAAATCTATGGACAGCTATCGCACCACAAGCCATGTTATATGGCACACTTTTGCAAGCCCAAGGCTATTTAAAAGCATTAGATAAATTGCAAATGTGGAAAGGCTATTACACAGACGCACTAGCGGCGCTTAAAAAAGAAGATAATTCTCGTCGTATAGATCGCAATACTACGGTTCAGGAACCATAAAATATGTCTACGACACCCGTCTATACCTCACCCTTTACAGGCACCGTTGTCACTCCAACGGATGTATCTTATCTTGCACTCCCTTTTAGTACAGATCAAGTTCTCTACTGGCCTTCTACTGTCAACGGTAGCCAGCCTCCTGCTGCCCGTATTATTGATTGCGTTGCTGCTAGTGATGGTCTTACCATTGCTCTACCGCAAGCTGATCAAGGAACGCTGGGTGCAGACATTCTTTTCCGCAACCTGGGCGCGCATGAATTTCTTATTACAAACTTTATTGGCGGATCTAGCGTTACTGTACCTGTTGGTATTAGTAAGTACTTCTATCTTACTAACAATACTTCTGCTGCTGGTGTTTGGCAAAACGTAACATTTGGTGCTGGTACATCAATAGCTGATGCTGCTACTTTGGCTGGTTATGGTTTAACTACTGTTGACGGCAAGTTAGCTACCACACAAAACCCGGTTGATATAACCGCTGTTCCAACCATTAACGATAATAGTCGCGCTGCAACGTTTGTATGGAACGCTGGTGCTGTAACTATTCCGTTACCTGCTATTCAAAACCTATCAACAGGTTGGTACATCGGTTTTAGAAACAACGGCACAGGCACTGTTAATATTACACCAACATCGCCTAATACAATTAACGGTCAAATTTCCGTTAGTTTTAATCCTGGCGATTCAGGCTTTATCTTTTTAGATGCAGCTCAATCTGGTTTTATTACCGTAGGTTTGGCAAACCCAAATGCGTTAACCTTTACCGCAGCTACGTATGACGTAGATTCTATCCCTGGTAACACATTTAGCTTAGTTAATTTTGCGCCAATTATTCAAACTTACATTGCGCAATCTGGTACAAGAATAGCTACATTAGCTGTTACTTTGCCAGCGGTTACTCAAATTTATGTGTTTGTTAACAATACTAATCAAACTGGTTATGACATAACTTTCCAAAACGAAGGTAGTTCACAAGTACCGTTTGTATTACAAGCCGGTCAAATTGTTACTATACTAAGTGATGGATTAAATCTATACCCACTAACTTCTTCTACCACAGGATCTTACCTTGCGGGTAACGGAACAGCAGCATTACCGGCGTATGCGTTTAATAATGATACGCACACCGGTATGTATTTGGTTGGTAATAACATATTAGGTTTATCAGCAAATTCAGTTGATATTATTAAGATAGATAATTCAAATCCTTCTGCTCCGTTGGTAACAATAAACGCAACATTAAACGCTCAGTTGATTAGTGGTGGACAGTTTTAAATGGCAGCTGATAATCAGCAACAGGATACTTCGCAATATACATCAATTTACAGCCTAGCAATTCCGGCTGGAATTAAACGCGATGGTACACAATTTCAAAACGACCAATATACCGATGGCGTATGGTGTCGTTTTCAACGCATGGAGCCAAAAAAGATTGGTGGCTACCGTACGTTGTTTAGTGGTTTAGTAGGAATTGCCCGGGGTTTAATTTCTCAGCCGTATAACGGTGTTAACTATTTATTTTCTGGCAATTATAAAGAACTAGATGTATACACTACTAGTACAAGTTATGGTACCGGTAGCGGCCCGTTTACAGCAAACATATTACCGGGCACGGCGTTTGTAAGTTTGGTATCTAACACCACAACTTCATTTACAGTTGCTGGCAATTTAACTACTACATTTCCTGCAGGCACTCAAGTTATATTTGAGCAAAGTGACACTGCTACAAACTATACAGTCAGTACAGCAACCTATAGTTCACCTAATACTACAGTAGATGTTACTGGAGGAACTATTGTCGGAACGCCTACAACAGTTTATTTAAACGACAACCCAGTGTTTGAGCCTGACCCAGTAGATGGCCCATACCGAAACCTATGGCAGTTTGACGCACAGTTTAGTCCGCAAGGTGGCGACTTATCTATTTTTGCGCACCCCGGTAAAAACCTAGTCAACATTGATAGTGGTGTGCCGTCACAAGTATTGGTTGGTGCCATTACTCCTGATGCCAATTACCAATGGTCATTTACTGGTTTATCCGATAGTGAAGGGCAAAACCCTACTTATAAGCCTATTAGTGTGGATGGCGGTATTTGTGTGTTGTATCCGTTTATTTTTGTATACGGATCAAATGGTTTTATTGCTAACAACAATGTTAGCGCCACTTATTTTGAACGCAATTTTTACGATTGGAACGGCCCATTTGCCAACCAAACTAACGTAGCACCGTCCAAGATTGTTAAGGGCATGACCATGCGTGGTGGTACTAACTCGCCATCGGGATTGTTTTGGGCTACTGACAGTTTAATTCGTGTATCTTTTAACCCGCAAGCAACTAGTATTTACTGGACATACGACATTATTTCCAGCCAGATTTCAATTATGTCATCTAATGCTGTTGTAGAAATGGACGGCATTTATTTCTGGATGGGCGTAGATAGATTTTATTTGTACGGCGGCACTGTAAAAGTATTGCCAAATGATAAAAACGTAAACTACCTTTTTGACAATTTAAATTATTCACAACGTCAAAAAGTCTGGGCAACTAAAGTGCCGCGTTACAATGAGATTTGGTTCTTTTATCCACGTGGCACTGCTACTGAATGTACCGATGCTATTATTTATAATGTAAAAGATCAGTTGTGGTAT